GCGGTTTCCGCTGTGTACGCATCTCAGAGGTTCGAAGGGGGTGCACGATGCCCGCCACGCCCAAGGCTCCAGGCGCCCGTCAGAGGCGAAACAAGACCTCCACGGCAGCGACTCTGCGCCCCGCTGATGAGGTGGAGGCTCCCGATCTTCCTGGTGAGGGGTGGCATCAGCTCACCGTCTCGTGGTGGAACGATCTGTGGGCGTCTCCGATGTCGAGCGAGTACGACCCCAGCGACATCCACGGGCTGTTCGTGCTGGCGAAGCTGGTGGATCAGTTCTGGCTCACCCCGTCGACTTCTCTCGCTTCGGAGATCCGGCTTCAGCGCCAGTGCTTCGGTCTCACCCCGATCGACCGGCGCCGGCTCCAGTGGGAGATCGACCGCGGTGAAGGGGCCGAGGAGTCCCGGCAGAAGCGGCGCAGCAAGCCGAAGCCCGCCGGGGATCTGCGTTCGTCGCTCGCCGGCTGACGTGGCAACCCTGCTGGTCCCACCCCTAGACGAAGAACCCTGGCCGACCCTCGGTGACGAGGTGGCCGACTGGATCGAGGAGCACGGCCGATACGGTCCCGGCGAGCGCGTCGGGGAGCCCTACGAGGTCACTCCCGAGTTCCGTGCCCAGCTCCAGCGGGCCTACGAGGTCCACCCGAAGGGCAGCCGCCTCGCAGGTCGTCGCCGCTTCAAGCGGTGCTACCTCGAGGAGCGCAAGGGCACCGCCAAGACCGAGCGGGCGATGCTCGTCGCCTTCGCTGAATCCCACCCCGACGCCCCGGTCCGCTGCGATGGCTTCGACGCTCACGGCAACCCCGTGGGTATCGGCGTCAAGTCCCCGTACATCCCGCTCATGTCGTACACGGTCGAACAGACCGAAGACCTGGGCTTCAACGTCCTGCGGTCGATCATCGAGGAATCCGACCTCGCGGGCGACTACGACATCGGCCTCGAGCGGATCGTGCTGCTCGACAAGCGCGGCGGCCAGGCCGGCAAGATCGTCCCGCTCGCCGGTTCGCCTGCCGCCCGTGATGGTGCCCGCACCACGTTCCAGCACTTCGACGAGCCGCACCGGATGGTGCTGCTGCGGCTGATGAAGGCGCACACGACGATGGTGGAGAACACCTACAAGCGGGTCGGCGCCGACCCGTGGACCTTCTACACGAGCACCGCCGGGGACCTCGGCGAAGAGTCTGTCGCCCGGGACATTCGGGAGTACGCCGAGGATATCGACCGCGGCGACGTGGAAGACCCGTCGCTGTTCTTCTTCTCCCGGTTCGCTCCGCTCGACATGCCGCTCGAGACCCCCGAGCAGGTGCGCGAGTACCTGCTCGAAGCTTCCGGCCCGAACGCATCGTGGTCCGGTGACATCGACGGGCTGGTGTCCCGGTGGTTCGAACCGAAGACCGACCGCCCGTACTACCGCCGAGTGTGGGGAAACCAGTGGTGGTCAGGAGCCGGCCGGGCCGTTGACGCCGCACAGTGGGCCGACCTGGCCCGCCCGAAGGAATCAGTACCCGGCGGCACGACGATCACCATCGGCTTCGACGGGTCGCTGTCCGGTGACCACACCGGCATCATCGGCACCGTCGTCGCCACCGGCCACCAGTTCCTCATCGACCATTGGGCGCCCACCGAAGACACCCCCGTCGACCGGGTGGCCGTCGACGCCGCCATGACCGCCGCCTTCGAGCGTTACGACGTGTGGCGGGCCTACTGCGACCCGTACCGGTGGGAAGATCAGCTCGCCACATGGGAAGGCCGTTGGCCTCGCCGGGTGATCTCCTGGTCCACCGCCGCCCCGAAGATGGGCGATGCAGTGCGGCTCTGGCGCTCAGCGATCACCTCCAGCGACCTCACCCACGACGGTGACTCCACGTTTGCCCAGCACGTCCGCAATGCCTTTCTCGAGAAGACCCGCTGGACCGACGACGACGGCCAACCGCTTCACCACCTGGTGAAGGAGCGGAAGTGGTCGCCGAACAAGATCGACCTCGCCGTGTGCGCCGTCCTCTCGTGGGAGGCACGCCGGGATGCGGTCGCCGCCGGCATCACCGGCCAGCACAAGCGGCGGCGTCCCGCCGTGTTCATCTAGGCCGCCGAAGGGGGGTTCACTGCACATGGACCACCTCGACATGCTCGCCAAGCTGTCCAAGGCCCTCGACGACCGCGCCAAGGCCGTGGCGGAAGCGAACGCCTGGTACTCCGGTGACCACCCGCTCCCTGAACCGCCATCGAACACGGCCGCCGCATCCGACGGCGAAGCCCGGGCCGCGTTCCGCAAGATGGCCGCACTCGCGGTGACGAACTTCCTACCCGCCGTGGCGAACGTGCCCGCCGCGCGCCTGAACCTCGAGGGCTTCCGGTTCTCGCAGTCCCGCACCGCCTCCGATGCCGAGGCGTGGACGATCTGGCGCCGCAACTTCCTCGACGGCGACTCGGATCTCAGCCAGAAGGCCGCCCTCGTCGCCGGTTCGGCGCCGGTCATCGTCTGGCCTAGTGCTGATGGTCTCGCCGAGATCACCGTGGAGGACCCGGCGCAGGTCATCGTCGCCTACGAGCCCGGTTCGCGCCGCCGTCGCATGGCTGCGTTGAAGCGGTGGACCGACGACACCGGCCGCACCTACGCCACGCTCTACACCGCCGACGGCATCCGCAAGTACCGCTCCACCTCCACGACCCCGCAGACCAACCTCATCGTCCCCCTGCCGACCGGCACGACGGCGTGGGAGGCCCGCCTGGTCCCCGGCGAGACGTGGCCGCTGCCGAACCCGCTCGGCGTCGTCCCCGTCGTGGAGCTCCGCGCGAACGCCCCGCTCGCTGCCACCCCGTACGGCGGTGGCGTGTCCGAGTTCGCCGGCCAGGTCAACGACCAGCGCAAGATCAACCAGACCGTGATGAACATGCTGGTCACGATGGAGTACCAGGCGTTCCGTCAGCGGTGGGTGACCGATTGGGACTACCCGACGAACGAGGACGGCAGCCCGAACAAGGCCGCCATGCTCAAGGCCGGTGCCGCCCGGCTCATGGTCTTCAACAACGAGGACGACACCACCCCGAAGGTCGGCGAGTTCGCACAGGCCGACTTCCGCTCCTTCGTCGAGGCAATCGAGTTCTGGGTCAACACCATCTCGACCGGTTCCGGCACCCCGCCGTACGCGTTCACCCTCGGGAACATGATGAACGTCGCGGCCGACATGATGGCCCGCATTGAGGGCGTGCAGTCCGACAAGCTCAAGGTCCACTCCCGGGCGTTCGGTGAGGCGTGGGCTGAGGTCATGCGGCTCGCCCTGCTCATCGAGAGCAACCCGAAGGCCAACGACCCCGCCATCACGGTCGTGTGGGGTGAGTTCGACCGCCGCACCGCCACCGAGCAGGCCAACCTCGCCCAGATGGCCGACAGCCTCGGGGCGCCGAAGCGGGCCGTGTACGCCATGTTCCCCGGTGTCGACCAGGCTGAGGCCGACCGGTGGTTGGTGGAGGGCATGGCCGACCAGCTCCGCAACCCGCCGCCCGTGAACCCGGCCCCCGCCGATGCCGTCACCGGCTGAGGTCACCGCTTCCCTGTTCGCCCAGCGGATCGACGACCTCGCCACCGAGACCCGCCGCCGCCTCCTCGCCATCTGGGACAGCCTCGCCCCATGGGATGACGCCGCCCTCGACGAGTTCCATCGCATCGCCCGCCCCCTCGTCCAAGCCTCCGCCCAAGTCGCCGTCGAGTACGCCGCCGCCTACTCCACCGCCACCTTCGGTGAAGCGTCCCCAGCGTCCCCTCTAATCGCCCAGGACGCCGCCTCCCGCCTCTACGACCCGCTCGACCGCATCACCCGCCTCCTCGGCTCAGGGGCCACCACAGACGAAGCCACGGCCGCTGCTCGCAGCGTCGTCGAAGACCTCGGCCACGACACCGCCTACCGCTCCGCTCGCCAAGCCGTCGCCGAGACCTCCCCGCCCGGGCAGCGGTGGCAGCGCCGGGTGACCGGAAAGTCGTGCAAGTGGTGCCTGTCGCTCGCCGGGGCCGTCTTCAACACTGCCGAATCGGCCACGTTCGGGCACACCCGCTGCGACTGCATCCCCATGCCGGTCGACGCAGTGGCCGCCCACAACCGCACGATCATCGACGCCGCTGGTGGCAATGTCGAGGTTCGCAAGTACCGCCAGCTCGGCAAGCTCCGCCAGTCCGAGCGCACCGCCCGACGCCGCCAAGAGCAGGCGCAGGCAGAACTTCTCACCGAGACCGACCCGGCCCGCCGGGATCGGCTCGAGACCCGTGAGCAGGAGTGGGAAACCCGCGCCGAGCGAGCCGCCGAAAGGGTGCGCTTGCTCACCACCGGCACCCACCAGCTCTAGATCGCCCAGCGAAACGCTGGACGCACACCACGCCCGAAACGGGCGCCCCCACCTGGAGAACTTCCATGACCACGACCCCCCCGGCCGAACCCGGCCAGCCTCCCGCGTCCGGCGAACCGCCGGCACCCACCACGCCGACACCGGCCGCCACGGTCGACCCGGCGAACCTCCCCGACGATCACCCGCTCGTCAAGGCGTACCGCTCCACCAAGGCCGAGCTGGCCGAGACGAAGCGCAAGGCCGACGAGGCAGCCGAGCAGGCCCGCCTCGCCGCCCTTGACGACGCCGAGCGCAAGATCGAGGAGGCCAAGAAGGCCGCCCACCAGGCCGGCCGCGACGAGGCCCTGTCCACGTTCGGTTCCCGCGTTGCCGCCGCCGAGATCAAGGCTGCGCTCACCGGGATCGTGCCCGACCCCGCTGCGATCGTCGACGACCTGAACATCGCCCGCTACCTCACCGACACCGGCGAGGTCGACGCGGGGAAGGTCGCCGAGCTCAAGGCGAAGTACCAGGCGTTCGCCAAGCCCGCCACCTCCGGTTCCGCCGACGGTGGCCCGCTCGGCGCCCCACCGGCCATCAAGAGCCTCGACGAGCAGATCGCCGAAGCCCGGGCCTCTGGGAACACGGCGCTCGCCATCTCGCTCAACAACCAGAAGCTCGCCGCCCTCGCGGTGCCCTCCTGACCCCAACCCAGCCCGCCGGGGCCGGGTGAACACCTCCCCCCATCGCCGGCGCGCCCGGCCCCACCAGCAAAGGACCCAACATCATGGCCGGAATCTCCGCCCTGGGCACGACCTACAACCTGCCCAACTACACCGGTGAGCTGATCTCGATCAGCCGCGGTGAGACCCCGCTGCTCTCCGCCATCGGCGGCCTGACCGGCGGCCGACAGGCCACCTCGACCGAGTTCGAGTGGCAGACCAGCGACCTCCGCAACGCCGCGCAGAACGTGGCGCTCGAGGGTGCCGACGCCCCCACGGCCACCGGCCGGGTGCGCGCCAACGTCACCAACGTGGTGCAGGTGCAGCAGTCGAAGGTTGCCGTCAGCTACTCGAAGCTCGCCGCCACCGGGCAGAAGGCGGGGTCGAACAACGACCTGCCCAACCCGGTGAACAACGAGCTCGACTGGCAGGTGGCGCAGGAGCTCATCGCGATGGCTCGCGACATCGAGTTCTCGTTCATCAACGGCACCTACCAGAAGCCCTCGGACAACAGCACCGCCCGCAAGACGCGTGGCCTGCTCGCCGCCATCACGACCAACCTCCAGGCCAAGGCCACGAGCACGATCACGGGCCTGTCGGCCTCCACCGACACCGTGACCGAGACCTCCACGGCCCTGTCCAACGGCGACCAGATCGTCTTCACCGACGTGGGCGCCTCGACCGGCATCCACGTCGGCCGGATCTACTACGTCGTGTCGAAGTCGACCAACGCCTTCAAGGTGGCCGCCACCTCCGGCGGCTCGGCCATCACGATCGGCACCGCCACGGTGTCGTACCGGGTGCCGTGGACGACCACGCTCACCACGTCGCACGTCGACGACATCCTCCAGCTCGCCTGGGACAACGGCGGCATCTCCGACCAGGAGACCGCGACGCTGCTCGTCAACTCGTCGCAGAAGCGGGCCATCTCGGCCGCCTACGCGTCGGCCTACGGCAAGTTCACCGAGACCAGCCGCACCGTCGGCGGTGTCGCCGTCGACTCCATCGTGACCGACTTCGGCACGGTGAACGTGATGCTCGACCGGTTCATGCCGCAGGACGCCATCGCCGTGGTGACCCTCGGCGAGCTGGCCCCCGTGTTCCTCGAGGTGCCCGGCAAGGGGCACTTCTTCGCGGAGCCGCTGGCGAAGACGGGTGCCTCCGAGAACGTGCAGCTCTACGGCGAGGTGGGCCTGGCCTACGGCGCCGAGAGCCACCACGCTCTCGTGACCGGCCTCAACGTCTGAGGCTGACGCTGTGACCGCCCTGGCGAGCACCACCGACTACGAGACCCTGACCGGGCAGCACCTCGACGACGCTGAAGTGGCGCGCGTCGAGTCGCTGCTCGAGATGGCTTCGGAAGCGGTGCTCGCCGGGGCGCACGGCCAGAACATCACCAGCCAGACCTACACCGACGCCACCCTGTACGTACACGAGGGCCGGCTCCTGTTTCCGCAGCGTCCCGTGACCGCCGTGGCATCGGTGGCGGTCGACGGCACCACCTACACCACCGACGACTACCGGTGGACCCCAGGCGGCGAAGGCCGCCCGGCTGAACTGATCTACCGGGTGAGCGGCTACGACCGCCCGTGGCCCTACCACGAGGCGACCGTCACCTACACGGCCGGCTGGACCACGGTGCCCGCCCCGCTGCGCGCCGCCGTGGTCGCGATGGCTTCCGGTGCGTACCGGGGCTCGACGAACACGGTCATCACGACCACCGCCGGTGGGGCCCCGATCCCCGAGTACCCGGCGATCAACATCGCGCTCACCGCCCTGAAGCTCACCCCCGCGGTGCAGGCCGTGATCGACACGTGGTGCAAGGTGCGCCTGCCTGCCTCGGTTGAGGTGTCCCGTGGCTGAGTTGGACGTGTCCGAGCTCAAGGGCTTGGCTGACCTGCTCGACTCGGCGCCGGAGCAGGCCATCCGCGCCGCCCACGGTGCTGGCATCCGGGAGGGCGCCAAGATCCACCAGGGCGCCAAGGCGGCGGCCGGCGAGAAGACCGGTTGGCTCAAGTCCAAGGGCATCCGGCGCCGGTCGTGGCGCACGAAGGACGCCTGCCACACGGACATCTTCACCGTGGAGAACGAGGACGGCGTGAACGTCGGCTTCCACCACGAGTACGGCAACTCCACCACACCACCGACGGGGTTCCTGTCGTCGCAGATGGCGACCGGTGGCCCCGCCTACGAGGCCGCGGTGATCGACGCTCTCGATCCGCTGGTGAAGCCCGGTCCGGAGCCGACCGAATGACCCTCGCGAACCCGTCCACCCACACGACGGCCCTCGTGGAGATGCTGCAAGACGCCGGAGTGGTCGTCGGTGACGCCACCGCTCCGCTCGTCAAGTACGGCTGGCAGGGCACCCCCGGCCGGTCCACGTTCATCGGCTACGCCGTCGTCTACGACCTCGACGAGACCTTCGACGGTTCGCTCGGTTGCCCCGACACCGACACCGACTTCCGGTGGCAGGTCACCTGCATCGGGTCCACCCGGCCCGAGTGCGCCGCGGTGCGCCACGCCGTGAACGAGGCGCTGATCGGTGCGTCGCTCACGATCGTCGGCCGCAGCGTCCCGCGCATCCGGTCTGACGGTGGCGCCGGGATCTTCCGTGACCAGTCGGTGACGCCTGCCCTGTTCATCTCCACGCCGCGCTACGCCGCGTGGTCCACCTGAGGAGCGCCCCCATGCGCCAGCCCACCGTGACCCTCTACCACGCCTCGCTCGACCCGATCGAGGTCCCCGAATCGTCCGTGCGCCTGCACGAGCGCAAGGGCTGGAGCCGCAAGGCCCCGGCCAAGAAGGCGCCCGCCGAGAAGACGGCCGCCGCCAAGAAGGCCCCCGCCCCGGTGGCCGAACCCCCCACCACCACCAACCCCAGCGAGGAGCCCTAGATCATGGCTGCCAAGTACCCCTTCGAGGAGAAGACCCGCGTCTCGTGGGTCACCACCATCGCCGACATGGCCGAGCCGTCCCCCACTGAGATGGGCGCAGGCACGGACATCACCTGCTTCCTGACCAAGGACGGGCTGAACCCCGGCGGCTCCACCAACGGTGTCGACGCCGGCACCCTCTGCACCATCGTGGACGGCCAGGTGGCCGGCAGCGTGTCCTACCAGGCCACGCTCAAGGGCTACCGGTACTCCCCGGCCGCCGATGACGACTTCTGGGACCTGTGCGCCCACGGCACCGCCGGCTACCTCGTGATCCGGCGCGGTCTCGCCCACGATGCCGCCTGGGCCAACGGTCAGGCCGTGGAGGTCTACAAGGCGCAGATGGGTGAGCCGATCCCGGCCTCGTCCGCTGCGAACGCCATGCAGACCTTCGAGGTGGCCCTGTTCGTCGAGGACGCCAACCTCAAGGCCGCGGTCACCACCTGATGACCGATCCGGTCGACGACTTCCTCGACGGGTACCACCTGCCCGTCGAGGAAGTCGCGATCTGCGGGCGCCCCGACCTCATCGCCGAACACGCGAAGGTCGAAGCCGAGATCGCCGGTCACGTCCGCACCGCATCCCTCACCGGCCCGCCGTCCGAACTCGTGGACCGTCTCGCCGCCCTCGAGGCCGAGATCGAGTCGTCCGTCACCGTCGTGCGGCTCCGAGCGTTGGGCAACGGTGCGTGGTTGGACATCATGGCCGCCCACCCGCCGACCGCGGCGCAGAAGGAACTCGGCTACTCGGTCAACCGCGACGAGTTTGAGGTGGCCGCTCTCGTCGCCTGTGCGGTGGAACCGACCTACGCCGAGGACCAGGCGCAGCGGATGCGCCGCACCCTCGCCCCCGGTGAGTGGGGCGTGCTCACCTCAGCGATCCGACGGCTCCACGAGGAGCGTTCGTCGGTCCCAAAATCGCTGCTGCTCTCCGCACTTCGCCCAGCGAACGACGCATCCTCGGATACGCCGCTGGACGAGGGATCGCTCGGGGAACGTTCCTCGGGCGGCAGCGGCGGGCAGTAACCGAGCACCAGTACGACGACGAGGGCCGCATGGTGCGGTCGGTGACCACGTTCGATCCCGAGTGGACCGACGAGGACATCGACGCCGCCCTGGCGTGGGCTGACGACGAGGCGTTGCGCTGCCCCGGATGCGGGTTGCACCGCGACGAGACGATGCAGCCCGGCGGCGAGCACCTGTTCGACGCCGAACCGGTCGTGTGCCACGGCTGCGCCGAGCGGGACCGGCGCCGCGGCGACTTCCAGAAGAAGAAGGGCGACACGGCCGGAGTGTTCTGGCGCGTGTTCCGCATCCCCGGGAGGTGAGATGACCGACAAGGTGGCGCTCGTCCGGCTCCGGGCCAAGAACGACCAGTACGACGCCGCCATGGCGAAGTCGGCCAAGCTCACCAACGACCTTGCCGCCACGGCCGACCGGTTCGACGGCATGTCGCAGAAGCTCGACCGGGTGGGGTCCGACCTCACCCGCGGCGTCACCCTGCCGCTCACGTTGGCGGGTGCGGCGTCGTACAAGCTCGCCTCCGACTTCAACAAGACGTTCACGCAGATGGCGACCCTGGCCGGTGTGCCGGTCGACCAGCTCGAAGGGCTGAAGCAGTCGGTCCTCGACCTGGCCCGCGAGACCGGCCAGGCCCCCGCCGAGCTGGCCGAGTCGCTGTACCAGATCTACTCGTCCGGCGTCCCCGCCTCTGAGGCCATGTCGGTCCTCAAGGCGTCCGCTCAGGGCGCGGCCCTCGGTCTCGGTGAGGCCGCCGGGGTGGCTGATGCGGTCACCTCGGCCATGAACACCTACGGCGCCGAGAACCTGTCGGCCGCTGAGGCCACGGACCAGCTCACCGCCGCCGTGAAGGCCGGAAAGGGCGAGGCCGCAGCGTTCGCCCCCCAGCTCGGCAACCTGCTGCCCCTCGCCGATCAGCTTGGGATCTCGTTCGCTGACACGGCCGGTTCGCTCGCCTACCTCACCCGCGGCGGGAACAACGCCGCCACCGCCTCCACGAAGCTCGAAGGCGTCATGCGGGCGCTCGTCAAGCCCACCCAACAGGGGCGGGACGTGCTCGAGCAGGTCGGCTTGTCGGCCGACAAGCTCCGGCAGGTGGTGGCCGAGAAGGGCCTCCCCGCCGCCCTGGAGCTGTTGCAGGAGAAGTTCGCCGGCAACAACGAGCTGATGGGCAAGTTCTTCGAGGACTCGGAGGGCTACATCGGAAACCTCGCCCTGATGAAGGGCGGTGGCGAGGAGTGGGCCAAGGTCCTTCAGGAGGTCAACGACTCGCAGGGCCTCGTCGCTGAGGGCATGGCGATCCTTCAGGACACCCCCGAGTTCCGGGCGCAGCAGGCGCTCGCTGATCTTCAGGCCACGATGGTGGAGGTCGGTACGGCGCTGATGCCGATCCTGTCCTCGTTGGCCGGTGGCATCGCTGACCTCGCTGGCGTGTTCTCATCGCTGCCCGGGCCCGTGCAGGCCGGTCTTGTGGCGATCGGCTTGTTCGCTGCTTCGCTCGGCCCGCTGGTGTCGCTGGCAGGGAACGCCGCCAAGGCCGTGGCGCTGTTCTCTGCCGCTGCCAACGCCCGCCAGCTCGACGGCTTCCGTCTCGGCCTGATGGGCGTGACCGAGGCCGGTGCTGGTGCGTCCAACGCGCTCGGCGGGTTCATCGCCGCAGCGGGCGGCATGAGCATCGCCGTGGGCGCCGCTGGCGGCGTCATCGGTGGCGCCGGGCTGATCCTGTGGGACTACGCCGCCCAGGCCAATCGGGCCGAGGAAGCGACCCGCAACCTCCGCGCTGAGGCCGAGCGCACCGGCCAAACCATCGAGGAGACGTTCGCCGACCAACTCGCCCGCCTGTTCGTCGGCGCCGAGGGCGGGTACAACATCGGCCCCTCGGACAACCTGTTCCGCAAGATCCTCACCGACGCCGGCATCGGCATCAAGGAACTCTCCGACGCCCTGAACGGCTCCGAGAAGGAGTGGCAGGCGTTCCTCGACCGGATTGAGCAGGGCGCCGCCAAGAACGGAGGTTCGTCGGCGTTCCAGTCGGTCAAGGTCGACCTTGACCAGCTTCGCACCGCCCAGGCCGACGCCACCCACCAGTCCGAAGCCCTCGCCGCAGCGCAGGCGTCGCTCGGCGTGGAGACCGGTTCACTGGCCGACAAGCAACGCGAACTCACCGGCGAGACCGAGAACGGCAACGACGCCCTGTCGAAGCAGGCCGACGAGATCTTGGGCATCCTCGACGCCCAGCGTGGCGCCATCGACGCGACCGACGCCTACAACGACTCGATCGTGGCCGTCGCCGAAGCCCAGCAGGCCGAGCGTGACGCCGCCGCCGCAGTGGACGACGCCGAGCAGGGGGTCACCGCTGCCCGTGAGCGGGCCGCTGAGGCCGCCGCCGCCATCGAGGACGCCGAGCGCAACGTGGCGAAGGCCCGTGAGGGCGTGGCTGACGCGCTCCGCAACGTCGAGAAGGCCGAGCAGGACGCCGCCGACGCCGCCCAGGTGGTGGTCGACCGCACGCTCGAGCTCGCCACCGCCCAGCGCGAAGCCACCGGCGACAGCGACGAGATGCGCGACGCCCTCGAAGGCGTGCAGAAGGCAGAGGACGACCTCGCCGCCGCCCAGGCGGATCGACTCACGGCCCAGCAGGAACTCGATGCCGCCACCGCGAACTACGACAAGACCCTCGCCGGTCTCGCCCGCTCCGCTGGCGGTGCTGCCGACGACGTGCTCACCGCCGAGATCCGATTGCGGGCAGCGCAGGAAGCACTCGCCGCCCTCGGCCGGGACGGGAAGCCTGTCACCGCTGACGATCGGCTCGCCGCTGAGATCGCCGTGCGTGATGCCGAGCGGGCCGTGCAGGACGCCCGGGATCGGGCCGCCGCCGCACAGGAAGAACTCGACCGGAACCGGCGCAACGGCGTCGAAGGGTCCGATGCGGTGGCCGCCGCCTCGGAGCGGGTGGCCGATGCCGCTGACAACGAGACCGAGGCCCAGCGGCGGCTCGACGCCGCCCACCAGAACGTCGCCGACGTGCGCGAGGCCGCCAACCAGCGCGTGGTCGACGCCGAGCGCAACCTGGCCGACGCGATCGACGCCCGGGCCGAGGCCGACCAGCGGGTGGTCGACGCGAAGGATGGCGTGGTCGAAGCGCAGGACCGGGTGCGCGACGCGATCGCCGGGGTCGACAAGGCCAGCCGTGACGCCGCCGCCGCGACCGATGCCATCGGCGAGGCGCAGGCCAAGGTCACCAAGGCCAAGCAGGGCGTGGTCGATGCCCACGCCGCCGTCGAGGAGAAGATCAAGGCCGTCGGCAAGGCTGCCCTCGAGGCCGCCATCGCCATCTACGGCATGGACTCCAAGACCGGTGGCGCCGCCTCCGCCGCCCGAGACCTCGCCACGCACCTGCGGGACGTGGCATCGAAGCTTTCGCCCGACGATCCGCTCCGCCAGTCCATCCTCGACACTGCCGCCGCTCTCGACGACATGGCGGACGACTACCAGATCAACATCAACCTCGGCGGCAACGCCGCCCAGGCGATCCTCGACGGCACCCTCGGCGACCTGTTCGGCATCCTGACCGTCGCCACCGGCGGCAAGTCCACCCCCGGCGGCAAGGGTGGCGGCATCCCGAGCGGCAAGCCCGGCGCTTCCGTTCCGGCTGCGTCCACCCCGTCTGGCCCTCGCACGAAGCCCGGCGGGTGGATCGAACAGGCAAACGGGAACTGGTGGCGCCCCCGCAAGCCCGGCGAAGCCAACTACGGCGACGGCTACGTGTCGTACGACGAGATGCTGCGGATGATCCAGGCCGACGAGGCCGCCAAGTTCACCGCCGCCATGTCCGCCCACGGCGCAGGCGCGTTCGCCGATGCCACCCCGCAGATCGTCGACCGCTCAACCAAGGTCTACGTCACGGTCGACGGCGCCAAGTGGGAGAACCCCAACGCCCTCGCCGATGTCATCGGCGAACGGGTGGCCTACAAGGTCTCACTGGAGGAGGGCTGATGCCAGCAGGTGACCTGCTCCCGACCTCCGGCGAGACCTACGCCGTCGAACTCCGGGCGTACCTGATCGCCGACACCGAGGACTGGAAGATCAAGGGCTTCAAGGGGCTTGGTGACAACAAGGTCAAGACCCGGGACACCGACATCGACGGTGCTGACGGCGCGGTGGCCGCCGCCGACTACCTCGAAGCGTTCCCGCTCATCCTGACGATGCGCTGCCGTGCCGGTTCACCAAGCGCCGCCGAGCTCGCCATCGTCGACCTACAGGACGCGTGGACGCCGAGCACCACCGACCTCGAGTTGCACTTGTGGGTGCCGGGCCGGGAGCACCTGAAGGTGACCGGCCGGCCCCGTGACCTCGAGATCGACCGAGTGAACCCCGCCATCGGGGCGGTGGACGCCCAAGCCGTGTTCCAGGTGCTCGACGCCGTGGTGGAGGTGGTGACGTGACCGACACCGTGGTCATCCACAAAGGCGCGCTGCACAAGGTGTCGCCGTACCTGTACGCCACCGCGCTCGACGTGCGGATGGGCCTGTTCCACGAGAACTCCACCGCGGCCCCGACGGCGGACGACGAGTTCGTGTCCGACCTCGTGCCCGCGTCCAACGAGATGGACTCGGCCGAGTACGCCCGAACGGCGCTCACGTCGAAGGCCGCAAACTGGAACGGCACGACGGACCTGTGGGAATGCACGTCGGCGACGGTGACGTTCCCGGCGCTCACCGGCGAGACCCTGACCCCGGGCATCGCCGGGTACTTCCTGTACGCCAACGTCTCCGGTGACGACTCGCTGTCGATCCTCATCCGCACCGTGATCTACGACACGGTGGAGACGCTGAACGGCTCGGACTACCTCGTAGCCCCGCACTCCACCGGGTGGTTCACCGTGGGGGCGGCGTGACGATCACGCACAACTCGACCGCTGCGGCGATCGAGTGGGGTGCCCCGGCTTCGTTTCACGGCACCCGCTACCGCACCGGCTCGCCGCTCGTCTCGACGATCTACATCGCCGAACGTGACGGCACCCAGGTTGCCACCGTCGTCGGCCAGAAGGGCAAGCTGAAGGAGCGTCTGAACCTGCACTCGGTCGTGTCCGACGTGCAGATCCCCCGGGCCTCATCCGCGCTCATCACGGCCGCCACGCCGTTGGCCCGTGAGTTCCAGGTGTGGATCGGTGACGAGCTTCGCTGCGCCGGCCCGATCGTGTCCCGCCGCATCTCCGCTTCGGATGGCGCCATGTCGTTCGGGTCGGTGGACGCCTGGTGGTACTTCACGAAGCTGTTGCGCGGCGGCTATCAGCCGTGGTCGCGCAACTACTTCCAGAACTTCCGTTTCGACGACGGGTTCGCCCGCTGGCTCCTGACGGGCACGGTGGCGCTGGACGCCACGCACACCACCGATGGCGGCACCGACGCCGCCATGATCGACGACGACGCCGACTCGGCTATCGGCCAGTTGGTCCGCATCGACCTGGACACCACGTACTCGGCGGTCGTCGACTTCAAGGTCTGGATCGAGTCGGGGATCACGTCGGGCCGTGGCCTGGTGGTGGACGTTCCGGGCGCGTATCCCGCGCACCAGGAGGTGCCGATCTCGGCTGACACCACGGTCACGCCGCGGGCGCAGTGGACGACGCTGCGGGCCGTCGTGGAGATCGACGGCCGCGTGGGTGCCCGAGATCTCACGGCCACGCTCCACGGTGCCGCGGGCGGCAAGGTCTGGCTGGGCGCCGCCTACGCCACCATCTTCCCGATCTCGGCCATCACCGACGAGGTGGAAGGCGCGGTGCAGGCCACACAGGTCGACATGGCGACCGTCCTCTCCGACGCCATCCAGGCCACGAACTCCGGTCTCAACGTCGGGGTGGATGCTCCGGCGACGGGCCAGCTCGTGGACTACAAGCCCGCCGACGACGTGGACGTGTACGTCTCGGAGATCGCCAAGCGGCTCGAGGACCGTGACCCCGGCATCGACGTGGGCATGACCTACGGCGCCGAAGGCACGGTGCGGACGGTCAACGCCTGGTACCCGCGGCGTGGCGTGGACCTCGACCCCGAGTTGGTGACGTTCACGAACACCGACGGCCCCGATGGGCGCGGGACGATCCTCGGCTACACGCTCGACGAGGACTTCACGAAGGCCACGAACGAGGTCACCACGATCGGTGAAGGTGACTACCGGGGCACGTCGCTGAACGAGGACGCGTTCGATGGGGTGATCCTCCAGACGGTGCAGTCGGCGCCGCCGAACACCCCGCTCGGGGACTTGGAGGGCATGTCTCGCAAGGCGCTGCGGCTGTCGGCTGGCGACGTGCAGGCGTTGACGGTGAAGGGCATGGCGTTCCTGACGCCGCTGGTGCATGTCGGGGATCGGGCGCTGGTGTCGATCGCGGACGAGGAGGGCGCTGTGTCGATCAACGCCATGTACCGGGTGATCGACATCGACATCGACTTGGCGGACCTGACGGCGGATTACACGCTGAACTTGGAGCCTGAGTCGTGAGCAACCCGAAGCGACGCGAGTCCGACGGGTCGCTGATCGCGGATCTGCGGCGGCGCGTGTCGTGGCTGGAGCAGCGGCGCACCCCGGCCGGTGCGAAGAAGCTGGACGACCTGTCCGATGTGGCGGTCCCGACGCCTGCGACGAACGACGTGCTCACCTACACGGGCAGCGTGTGGACTTCGCTGCCGTCGGTGGCTGGTGACATCGCCGTCACAGAAGCACTCGCCTCATACGACAACTCCGAGGACGACGTCATGTCGTTCGACGAGGTCGGCCAGGGAGAGTGGGAGTCGCCTGCGTTCGTCGTGGCGGCCAACAGCTACCAGCAGGTGTTGGTGACGATCGACGTGTCGGTGTCGGACACCGTCCTCGGAACCGTGATCGGCACTGCCGTCGTCGGTGGGTTCAGCATGGACGTGGGGTTCCCGACGCCGTGGCGGGCCACCGTCTTCGCGACCGACCTGCCCGGCGTCACCTACCTCGGCAACGGCACCGGGACATGCGGCATCACCGTGCCCCTGTGGCTCCGCAATGAGACCGACGACGAAGCGGTCATGTCGGTGACGGTGCTCGTGTCGGGCGTGCCTGACTCGTTCGCGGCCGACGGGTTCGACGGCACCGTTCTGGTGCGTGCTGAGTCCGTGTTTCAGATGGCCGCTCTCACCCCCTAGGAGCCTGCACCGTGACGACCTCCACCGTGACCCGAACCCGCGGCGACGACTGGACCATCCCCGGCACCATCGAAGCCGACGGCGCGCCCGTGAACCTCACCGGATGCACGCTCGCATCGAAACTGCGCGAGACCGCCGAATCCACCACCGCGACCGCGACGTTCACGGTCACGGTCACCGACGCCACCGCCGGCGAAGTGACGCTCTCCCTCGCCCGCGCCACCACCGTCAACATCGGCCCCCGCGACGCCTACGTGTACGACATCGAGGTCATCACGGCGGCCGACAAGAAGACCACCTACGGCGTCGGCTCCAAGCTGGTCGTGAAGGGCGACGCGACCAAATGAGCCTTACGTGGACCCCGGTTGAGTCCGGTACCCCGACGTGGACCCCGGCCGAGGACGACGACCTCACCTTCACCACGCGCGGCACCCTGTCGTCGGATGCGGTCACCTACGACGGCGACACCCTGACCGCGTTCCTCGACGACCTCGACACCAGCGGCGGTGGCGCTGACCACACGGTGGCCGTGTTCGCTGACGACTTCGACCCGACCGGTTCGTTCACCACCGTGCCCCTCCTCGACGTGGGCGCCATCCCCCGCGCCTACCTCACCGGCGCCACCGTGCTCATCATCGAGGGCGACCACCTCGGCATCTGGACCGTGCCCGCATCTGGCCCAGGCACCCCCGGCCCTGCCCTCGCGCCCGGCGACGTGATCGCCTCGCAGTCGGGCCGCACCGCCACCGCCTACACGGTCGACGGCACCACCGTCGCCGGGGTGAACGTGACGGCCATCGCCGATGGCGGCGCATCGATCGAGCGCGCCCTTCAGGCCACCCAGGTACTCGACACCCCGACCCGCTGGCTCGAGTGCGGTGAGGACGGCCGCGGCCACTGGTACTGCACCACGAAGCTCGACCTCACCGGTGCCACGAACCTCCGGCTCCGTGGCTGGTTCCGGTCGATCTCCGGCGACCCCGACACCTTCCAGGAGGGCCAGTCCGAGGGCCTCGACTCGGGTGGGGTTCCCGGCGAGGGCGGCACCCTGGACCTCTACGAGCACGCCAAGTGGCTTCGGCCCACGGGGGTTCGGTCCTACGGCGAGCAGACCACCGCCGGCGGCACCACCGAGTCGCACCTCCCCGACGACCCGGAAGGCCCGACCGGCCCGACGATCCCCGGCTGGACCCACGAAGAGGTGGAGTTCGACCTGGTGGCCGGGACCATCACCCTGCGCTACGAGAGCCTGATCGCCCCGGACCATGTCGACGACAACGACGGCACCACCTGGCGGACGACCAAGGTGTACCGCAACCCGGCGATGACCTCGTTCGAGGTGTCGAACGCGCCCGAGCAGTGGCTGGGCCGCGGTGGCGGCCGGTTCGACCTGGGCCCGCAGAAGGCGTGGGTCGACGGTGTCCTCGCCCAGCAGCCCGACATCGACGGCGCCACCGACGGCGACACCGAGGTGGCCGACCTCGTGCTCGAGTCGGCCCCTGGGGTGCCGGCCGTGTGGCACGCCCGCTCGTCGGCCGTCGTCGGATCAGCGCCCACCGGCGGTGGTGGTGGTGGCCTGGACGAGACGGCCGTTCAGGCGCTCATCGACTCGGCGGTGGCCGCCGTGGTCGGCGGTGCGCCCGGCGCGCTCGACGCCCTCAACGAGTTGGCCGCTGCCCTTGGTGACGACGCCTCGTTCGCCGCCACCGTCACCACGGCGCTCGCCGGGAAGGTCGGCACCGGCGACTCCCGGCTCACCGACACCCGCACCCCGACCGACGGGTCGGTCACGGTGGCGAAGCTCACCTCGGCGGTGCTGGACAAGATCGGCCGCACTGTCGAGACCACCATCGACAGCGCCGCCCGCACCTCCAACACCTACACCGCCGACGGCACCCTCCAGTTCGAGGGTGCCGCCGACACCACGTACCGGATCGACGCCTACCTCATCTTCCAAGGCGACGCCACCGCAGACCTCAAGGTCGGGTTCTCCACCCCTGCCGGCACGATGCACCTCACCGTCGAAGGCGCCCTCACCACCGTCGCCTCCGCCTCGGACTACGACCGGTTCCTCACCCTCACCTCGTCGGGGGCCACCACCGTCGTCGGCGTCGCCGGTTCCTCGACGCCGATCTCCGTGCGGATCTCCGGTGTCATCCACCTCACCTCGGCCGGGACCGTCTCGTTCGGGTGGGCACCGAACGCCACCGGCGCCGGAACCGGGGTGACCCGCATGGCCCGCTCGCAGCTCTACTACCGCGCCGCCTGAGCGCACCCCCCATCACCAGGAGCAGAACCACCATGACCCCGAGCTTCCGTGACACGATCGAGCGCCTGTTCTGGACGTTCGTGGCCGCCTTCGGTGGCGGTCTCGTCGCCCCGGCGCTAGTGCCGTCGATCGACGTGTCCGCCATCCAGGCCGCCGCGCTCGCCGGTGTCGCCGCTGTCGTGAACGCCGTGACCCTGCTGGCCCGCTGGCGCCTCTCGGTGCTGCCCGACCCCGGCCAGGCCGTCGCCCAGGAGGCCGCCACCGAGGCGTACCGCCAGATCCAGGTCGGCGGCTGATGGTCGCCCCGAACTGCGCCCGGCCCAACACGCCCCGCTCCGACCCGAAGGACATCGGCCAGCTCGCCGAACCCCTCCGGTCCCGGCTCGCCACCATGATGGACGACCTCGGCGGCCTCGTCCTCGTGTCCGGCTACCGCGACGCCGGCCGCCAGTGGGACCTTCGTCGCGAACGCTGCCCCGGCCGCGAGTGCTCCCGGTCCTGCAAGGGCTACCCGACCACCGCGCTCCCCGGCGCGTCCAACCACCAGCGCCGCACCGCCGCCGACATCGGTGGCCGCAACCTCAACCTCGCCAACCGGGTGAAGGCCGCCTACGGGCTCCACACCCCCGTCCCGGGCGAGCCCTGGCACTTCGAGGCCACGTCGAAGGCGCCGACGAAGCCGATCCGCCAGTGGGGCGCGCCACCGGCACCACCTGCACCACCTGCCGACCCGAACGCCGGTCGCCACTACCGGACCTTCGTGGCCAACGCCACCGACCGGCTGATCTTCAAGCTCGGTGGCCGCAACGACCAGGTGGCCGAGCTGCAGATCCTCTTCGGCCTGCCGGTGGATGGCGTCTACGGGCCCAACACGGTGCGCGCCGTCGTCCACCTCAAGAAGGCCGCCAAGTGGACCGACGCGTCCGGTGCGCTCGACACGTCCAGTCGGGTCGACGAGCGGTTCGCCCAGGCCGTGCGCAACCTGGTGGGGAAGGGCTGACCGTGCGCACTCCCCGCCGGATCATCGCCGGGATGGAGTTCGTGTTCTTCGCCGACCTCGCCCGCCACCCCGACGACTACACCTCCGGCACCTACAAGGCCATCGCCGACGCCGCACCGCTGCGCTGGTGGGGCATCGCCCTCGCCGTGCTCGCCGCCGTCGTGTTCGCCACCCGCAGCCTGCCGCCGCTCGCCGTCATGGCCGGCGGCCTCGTCGCGTGGACGGGCGGGCTCGTCACCGCGGTGGTGACCGGCGACTCGCAGTCTCCGGCCGGGTGGGTCTATCAGGCTGGGATCATCGCCCTGCTGTTCTGGGGCGCCGGGCGCCACCCGGTGAGGCCGTCGTGATCGACCTTCGCGCCGGCGACTGCCGCCACGTCCTCGCCTCCATGCCCGACGCCTCGGTTGATGCCGTGGTGACCGACCCGCCCTACGAGCTCGGGTTCATGGGCAAGAAGTGGGACGGCACCGGCATCGCCTACGACGTGGGCATGTGGGCGGAGGTGCTGCGGGTCCTCAAGCCCGGCGGTCACCTGCTGTCGTTCGGTGGCACGCGCACGTGGCATCGGATGGCTTGCGCCGTGGAGGACGCCGGGTTCGAGGTGCGGGATTCGATCGCCTGGCTGTACGGGTCGGGGTTCCCGAAGTCGTTGGATGTGGGCAAAGCGATCGACAAGCTCGACGCCGCCGCCGATCAGGAAGCGCGGCGGCACCGGTTCACGGCGTGGGTCCGCTCTACGGGTGCGACTGCCCGCCAGATCGACGAGGCGACCGGCACGAGCATGGGGAACCACTACACCACCCACCCGACGCAGCCCGCCGTGATGACCACAGAGCACCTTGACGCCTGCCGCCACTTGCTCGGCGCCGTCCCTGATTGGGTGGAACGGGAGTGCCAGATCCGCTCTGTGGAGTCTCGCAACTACACCAGTCGCGAGGTCATCGGCACGCGTTCGGTGCCGACCGGCCACGCTTTCGCTGGGTCCACCTACGGCGGCGACTCCGCTTCCACAGTCACGCCCCTCACCGCCCCCGCCACCCCTGACGCCGTGCGGTGGGACGGCTGGGGCACGGCGCTCAAGCCCGCCCACGAGCCGATCGTGGTGGCCCGCAAGCCGTTCCCTGGGACGGTGGCGGGGAACGTGGTGGAGCACGGCACCGGGGCACTCAACATCGACGCCTGCCGCATCGGGACCAGCGAAGATACGGCACGAAAGCGGAGCATCGTCCGTACTACTGCTGCCCCCTTCGGCGTCGGCGCCGCTATGGGCGGGAACGGACATGCCGCTGGCCGGTGGCCGGCGAATGTGGTGCTCGACGAGACGTGCGCCGACCTACTCGACGAACAGAGCGGGACGCTGACCACGGGCGCCATGACCGGCAACCGGAACGCCCCCAAGTTCGGCGGAGCGGCGGCCTCCACCTACAGCGGCGGCACGTTCACCGGGGAGGAAAAGCCCCGGCCAGCCGACTCCGGTGGCGCGTCCCGGTTCTTCTACTGCGCCAAGGCACCCACCAAGGAACGCCCACGCCACGACGGCACCGCACACCCCACCGTCAAGCCCCTCACGCTGATGCGCTGGCTCGTCCGCCTCGTCACCCCACCCGACGGCACCGTCCTCGACCCGTTCACCGGCAGCGGCACCACCCTCGAAGCCGCGTTGCTCGAAGGGTTCCACGCCATCGGCATCGAGCAGAACCCCGACTACCTGCCGCTCATTCGGCAGCGCCTCGCCCGCCACGACGACACCCTGTTCGGAGCCGCACCGTGACCACCGACCACCACCCCAAGAAGGGCTGACGTGTGCCGGCCGCCGCATGGATCACTCTCGCCACCGCCGTGCTCGGCACCCTCGGCGTGGTGTTCGCCGCCAAGATCAACGGGCGCGCCTCGCTCACCACGTCGCTCGATACGAAGGCCGCCAAGGTGCTCGAGGACGCCCTGGACTACCAGGGGCGCGAGATCGTGAGCCTGCGCCAACGGGTCGACGTGCTCGAAGCCGAGGTGCAGGCGTGCGAACGCGGCCGCGCCGATGACCGCAAGCGGTGGGCGGCCGAGCTGGCCGACATGCGCCGAGAGCTGGGGCACCAGTGAACCGGCGCCAGCGCATCCGCTACCGCTGGTGGAAGGCCGTCGGCGACCCCCGCATGTGGGCCACCGTCGGCGCCCTGCTGCTCGTCGCCTCGTCGCTGCTGTCGTGCTGGACCCTCTACGACACGAAGCGCAGCCTTTGCGAGCAGCGGGTCCAGTCCCGCGCCGAGGTGCGCGCCCTCGCCGTCTCGATGGTCGATGAGGTGTCGAAGCGGCCCCTGGTGCGGCTCGACCCGAAGGCGAAGGCCGACCTCATCCACCGCGCCGAGGACCGCGCCCGCCGGGAGCTCCCACCGCCCGACTGCTGACGCACCGTCACCAGCACCCTCACCGGGGTGCCCCAGATCGCTCCCTCCCGAGCGCCGTCCGCCGGCCCTGCCCCTTCCACCGGGGGTGGGGCCGGCATCGGCGCGTCCGGGGTACGGTGGTGCCGCAACTTGCGAGTGCTGCGGGGGCCGCCGCACTCCAGGCCATGCCTGGAAGCGAGAGCAGTCCCGTTCCGACGGGATGTGCGGCGGCTCCACCGGCCTAGGTCCGAGATGCACCGAGCGTCGTCCCGCCCGAGCGCCACCGGCACCACGACCACCGGCACGGCACGGCAGGCCGTGGGGTCGCTTGACGTAACCGAGATTATGGGCCTCGTGCCACTTGTGGACAAGTTTCCCCTTGACGACAAGTCGGACACGGCCCATGATGGCCCCCATGACCGACCCCGCCGACCTCCTCACCTCAGCCGAGGCAGGCGCCGTGCTTGGAGTGTCCGGCAAGACCATCGCCCGATACGCCGACACCGGCCTCCTGCCCGTCATCACGCTCCCGTCCGGCCACCGGCGCTTCCGTCGCTCCGACCTCGACGCCATGCTCGCCGCCGGACGGCCCGCATGACCACCATCGACGGCGTGCCCGGCCGCTGGCGTCTCCGGCTCCCCGGCGTGGCCCAGGCGCCCGCCGAGGCCCTGGCCGCGGCCGAAGGCTGCACGGTGCCCGAGCTGGTGGCGCAGCTCATCCTCGACGCCCACGCCAAGATCGCCACCGACGCTGCGACCTCCTCGGCCGGCGCGGTGAGCACGGGGCAGGGGACCGCGGCAAGCGCCCCTGCCCCGACGATCTACCGGCACCCGCTCGGTCACGTCCACCACGGCGATGAGCGGTGCGTATTCGGTGAGGAGTGCGGCCGATGAGGGCGCAGGAGCTCGCCAACGACCTGGCCCACCAGCTCGAGCTCACCGAGGCCGAGCGCGACGAGGCCGTGCGGGAGCGCGACGAGGCCCTGGCCGTGGTCGACAAGGTGCGCCACCTGCGGCGGTACGTGCACGCCCGCAAGCGGGAGCACTACGAGCGATGGAACGACACGGACGACCGCTACGAAGCCGACCGCTGCGGGATCTACGCCGACGTGTTGGACCGTCTCGACGGGATCGACGGCCTGTGAGCGCCCTCCGCAACCTCGAGCCGGGAGCGGTCCTCGCCCTCGTCGGCGCCACGGTGCTGATGGCCGTCGGCCTCGACTTCTCGGCCCGCAACGACGCCTGCGAGGGCGCCCTCGTGGTGGCCGACGCGATGGAGGCTCAGGGCGTGGCCATCGCCGCCCGTCTCGACCCGGAGGCCGTGTGATGCCCACCGCCTGCCTCTCCGTGGCCGACGTGGCCCGCCTGCTCCAGTGCAGCGAGAACCACGTCACCGATCTGCTCCGCACCGGCGAACTCGAGGGCGTGAAGGTCGGCGCCCGCCGCTGGGCGATCACCGAGCCCGCCTACGAGGCGTTCCTCGTGGCCCGCACCCAGGCGGTGGCGTGATGCCGTTGGCGAAGGAGACCGGCCTCCCGCACACCTCGCACCTGGAACCCGGCCTCTCGGCGTACACCAACCACGGGTGCCGGTGCGATGAGTGCCGTGCGATCGTCCGCGAGCGTGACCGGGAGAAGCGCGAGGCTCGGGCTTCCGCCAACGGCGGTTCCCGCCAGCAGCCCTACCGCCCCCACACCCCGAAGTCCGAGACGGAGGACTGGAAGCTCCGGGGCTCCTGCATCACCCCGGCCGCCGTTGGCGTCGACTTCTTTCCGGGGGCGGGCGAGGCGACCGACCCGGCCAAGCGCGTCTGCGCTGGCTGCCCGGTGCGGCGGGAGTGCCTGACCTACGCCCTCAGCGAGCCCCGAGAGCGGTTCGGCATCTGGGGCGGCACGACGGCCCGTGATCGGCGCAGCCTCACGCTCGCCATGGTCGTGGGCAAGCCGCTCCCGGCCATCAAGTTCACCGACGGGGCGAACGCCGCCCACCCGGCCCAGGTCGTGGAGATGGCCCGGTGACCACCATCGACGCCGTCCGCCAGCCCGGCACCGTCCTGCTCGACGGCGCCACCCTCGACCGCCTCGACGCCATCAGCGTCGCCACCGGCCGCACCCCGGCCGAGGTGGTGGCGCTCCTGGTGGCCGAGGCCCCGATCGGGCAGCCCGCTCCGGTCGTGGACCCGGGCGAGTGCACGGGATTCGGCGAGGTGGCTGGCGACGACACCCTGCACCTCGCGCACGACGGGCCCTGCCCCGTCCACCCCACCCCGGCCACCATCTACGTCGACCCCGACGGCGACACCCTCGCCCTGGTGCCCCTCGAAGGCCGCCCCGCCGACTGGGCGGTGCGGATCACGACGGCCGACCCCGATGGCGAGCTGGACGTGTTCATCGAGGACGACGAGACGCTGGCCGGGATCGGCCGGTCGTGGCTCGGCGCGATCGAGGACCGGCGGCGATGATGCGCTTCTTCCTCGACACCGAGTTCATCGAGGACGGGGAGCGCATCCACCCGCTCGCCGTGGCCGTCGTGGACGAGTGTGGTGACGCCTTCTACGCCGTCATCACCGACGTGGACCGGGCGCTGGCGGGCGACTGGGTGCGGGCCAACGTGCTGCCGTACCTCGACGAGCGGCCCGCCGACGCCTACTGCGTGACCGGGACCCGCGCTGAGGTGGCCGAAGCCATCCGCCAGTGGGTCGCTGACCGCACCGATGCCCCCGAGTTCTGGGCTGACTACGGCGCCTACGACTGGGTGCTGCTTTGCCAGCTCTACGGCACGATGCTCGACCTGCCCGACGGGTGGCCGATGTTCGTGCGGGACATCCAGCAGATCCGCCCCGACGGCATGGAGTTGCCCGACCCCGAGCACGAGCACCAGGCCGTGTCGGACGCACGCAACTGCCGGGACCGCTGGCGCATCCTCACGGGAGCGGTCCGATGACCCCCGACTTCGCCACCCCCGACGACGACCTGATCGAGGTCATCGAGGCCTTGGCGGTCACGGCCGCCGCCCTCGTCATCGGCACCGTGTTGGGTGCCGGTCTCGTGGTGCGCGCCGTGCGACGGAGGTGGGTGGGGTGAGCGGCGTCGTCACCTTCACGGACCCCGAGGGCTACCAGTTCGAAGCCAGCGACGAGGGCGGGTTCTTCTACCTCGTCACTAGCCACGGTGAGCGCGGTGGGGACGGGCCGCTCGTGTCGATCGAAGCGGGCGACCTGGTCCACCTAGCGCACCACCTGATGGTCGCCGCCTTCGCCGCGATGGAAGCGGACGACGAGGCCGCCCCTCCCTGACCTCACCCGCCCAGGTTCGACCGCCTGGGTGACCTCATCGCCTCCCTGACTGACCGGTCGTCGGCAGAGGCGGTGGGGTCTCCCATGTGGTCGGTCCACGGCAGAGGCGACCGACTCCGCCAGCCCGTCCCCTGCGGGCCTGCCCCCAGCCAGCAACCGAGCTGGCCCGACCACAGCCCTCAACAACAGCAGAGGCCCCGTCCCCGACTTCCACACCCGGGACGGGGCCACCAACCCCAGGAGCCTACCCATGGACCCCACCGCACGAGCGGCCCTCCAGGCCGCAGCCGCAGCCGACCACCGCGCCGACCAGATCGACGGCCTGCGCGAGCTGGCCGCCTTCCTCGACACCCACCCCGAGGTGCCGGTGCCCGAGACGTTGGTGATCGTCGCCCAGGACCCCGCCGCCATCGTCGGGTTCCTCGACGGACTCGACGACATCGAGCTGGCCGAGGCCGGCGCGCCCGCCGCCAGTTGGTCCGACCTGGTCCGCTGGTTCGGCCCGCTCAAGCTCCGGGCGCTGGTGCCCTCCCGGGAGCTGGGCATCACCGCTCCCGAGCCGGTCGAGCAGCCGCCGGTCGTGGTGCCCACGATCGACGAGGCCCGGTCCCGCCTGTGCAGCGCCCTGGCGGCCGAGGCGGCCACCGAGCTGGCCGACGGCGAGGCGGTGCCGGCGTGAGCACCCCGAAGAACGCTCGCATGGCGTCCACGCTCACCGTGTACCGCACCCGGTCGCTGCGCCGCTCCCAGCGGTGGGCGTGGCGGCTCACCACCCCGAACGGCCGGATCATCGCCACCAGCGGCGAGGGCTACAGCGACCGCAACGAGGCCCGGGTGCGCGGCCTGTCGATCTGCGACGGCTGGTACGCCAACCCGACGGTGGTGATGCCGTCGTGAGCAAGCTCCTCCTGTCCACCGACGTCGAGTTCGTCACCATCGAGTGCGGCGGCTGCGGGGTCTCGTTCGCCCTCACCGACAAGTACGACCGGGCCCGACGGGACGACCACAAGACCTTCTACTGCCCGAACGGCTGCCCCCGCGCCTACAACGGCGAGAGCAAGGCCGAGCGACTGGAGCGCCAGCTCGCCACCGAGCGCGCCAGGGTCGACCAGGCCCGAGCCGACGCCGAGTTCCAGAAGAAGCGGGCCGCCGGCATCCAGGGCGAGCTGACCAAGACGAAGAAGCGCGTGGCCGGCGGCGCCTGCCCCTGCTGCAACCGCACCTTCGTGAACCTCGGCCGCCACATGGCCGGCCAGCACCCCGACTACGTCGAGGGAGCCACGTCGTGAGCACCCTCGCCCCCTACCACCCGGACCGGACGCCCGGCGCGCCCATCGAGGTCGCCCGCCGCTACCTCGCCGCCATGCGCCGCGCCCTCCACCCCGACGAGTTCCCCGGCGTCACCGAACGCCAGCGCACCGACCAGGCGCTCGCCGCCACCGACCGGAAGGAGCGGTGATGGCCCTCACCGAGAAGGACATGGCCGTCATCACCACGGCCCCGATCATCGCCCGCACCGACGAGCTCACCCGACCCGAGTGGCTGGAGTTCCGCCGCAAGGGCCTCGGAGGCAGCGACGCCGCCGCCGTCCTCGGCCTGTCGAAGTGGACCAGCAGCTACGGGCTCTGGCGCGACAAGACCGGCCAGGCCGACGACACCGACCAGTCCACCCTCGCCCAGCGGCGCGGCACGTTCCTCGAGCCGTTCATCCTCGCCGAGGCCGTCGCCCAGGACCCCGACCTCCAGATCGACCGGGCGCCCTACATGATGCGCCACCCCGAGCACCGGTTCCTCTTCGCCAACATCGACGGCGCGGCGGTGCACAACCGGCGCTTCGGCCGCGGTGGCGCCGAGGCCAAGAACGTGAACTCGCACCTCGCCAGCCACTGGGCCGACGGGGTGCCCGGCTACTACGACGCCCAGGTCCACCACTACATGGCCGTGACCGGCTGGACGTGGTGGGTGGTGGCCGCGGACCTCGGTGGCGACGACCTGCGCGTGTACTACATCGAGCGCGACGAGGACCTGATCGAGGCCCTGGTGGCCCGTGAGGCCGAGTGGTGGCAGCGCCACATCGTCGAAGGCGTCGAGCCCACCGCCGACGGATCGAAGGCCACCACCGAGGCGCTCGCCCTCATCGAGGCCCGCGCCGGGACCGTGATGGTGCTCGACCCCGACGAGCAGCCCGAGGTGGAGGACCTGTTCCGCCAGATCGCCCACGACAAGGCCGTGGCCGACGACGTCGACGAGTCGATGACCGCGGCGAAGAACCGGATCCGCCAGCTCATGGGCGAGGCCACCGAGCTCCACGACGCGGAGGGCAACAAGCTCGCCACCTGGCGGCCCCAGAAGGACAAGACCACCACGGCGTGGTCGGCCGCCGCCGAGCGCGCCGCCTTCGCCCTGGGCGTGCCGCTCGACGAGCTGGCCGCCCCGCACACCGCCACCAAGCCCGGCCCGCGCTCCTTGCGCATCGACGCCGGCCTCAAGCACATCACCAAGGAGGCCTCCTGATGGCCAGCGAAGCACTCACCCAGGCCCTCGCCGGCGGCGACAAGCCCACCCTCGCCGGACCCGTCGCCGCGCTCAACAGCCCGGCCATGCTCAGCCAGATCACCGAGGCCCTGCCCCGGCACATGGACCCCGACGCCTTCCGGCGCTCGGCCATCACCCTCGTCAAGCAGAACCCCAAGCTGCTCGAGTGCGAGCCCACCTCGGTGGCGCAGTCCATCGTGCGCGGCGCGTCGCTCGGCCTCGACCCCGACCCGGCGCTCGGCCAGATGCACCTCGTGCCCCGCAACGTGAAGAAGGGCGACGTCTGGCTCACCGAGGCCACCTTCCAGATCGGGTACAAGGGCCTCTACGAGCTGGCGATGCGCACCGGCAAGGTCGCCAAGATCGAGGTGGCCGAGGTGCGCGAGCACGACCACTTCGTCGCCAGGCGCGGCTCCAACGGCGGCCTCGACCACCAGCCCGACTGGTTCGGCGACCGGGGCGACATCGTCGGCTGGTACGCCTTCGTGAAGCTCACCGACGGGTCCGAGCAGTTCGAGGTGATGAACGTCGCCCAGGCCGAGGCACACCGCGACGCCTACGCCCCGAAGAAGCGCAGCGGCGAGGTCTACGGCCCGTGGGTCGACAACTTCGGCGAGATGGCGGCCAAGACCGTGTTCATCAAGGCCGCCAAGTGGGTGCCCAAGTCGAAGGAGCTGACCAACGCCCTGGCGATCGACGGCACGGCCTCCGAGGCGCCGCCGGTGCGCCACGTCGCCCTCGTGCAGCAGGCCCCCGCCATCGAGGCCACCACGAGCGAGCCGCCTCCGGCCATCGAGGTACCGCCCGGTGGTACCCCCGAGCAGGTGGACGACAACGTCCCAGGCGACGCGCTCCCGCTGGCCGACGAGCACGGCGAGCCCATCGAGACCGGCGGGGGAGCGGTCGACGAGGGTGCCGCCGCCCGCAACCGCAAGATGTGGGCGCTCGTGGCCGACGCCTGGCCCGACGAGGACGGGGCCGGGCGCGACGCCCGCCGCAAGGGGCTCATCGCCTTCGTGGCCGACGGGGCCACCTCGTCGAAGGACCTCGACGACGCCGGGTGGCGCGACCTGTTCGACGGCCTCGAGCTCATCAAGGTCGGCTCCCACGAGCTGTTCCTCAACGCCGACAACCGCTGGGTGCTCCAGCCCAAGCGCGCCACCCCGCCGGCCGCGCCCAAGCGCCAGTCGCACCGGGCCCAGGCGTGATCGCCCTCGCCCCGCCCACCGACTGGCCCGTGATCGCCGTCATGGTGCTGCTGGGCCTCTGGTGCTGGCGGGTGTCGGTGGTGGCGGATCGCCGTCTGCGCCGTCACGAACGGCCGAACGAAAGGAGTGCCCGGTGAACCCGTCCGAGGGGCGTGTGCCCGTGTCGTGGAACGAATGCGCCGACTGGCTCGACGCCGGAGGGGTGGTGCTCCAGTGGAACGGGACGCCGACCGCATTCTGCGCCAACGACTTCCGAGGTGGGCAGACCCTCAGCAACCAGATCATGCCACCCTCCGACTACCGCCTGTTGCCTCCTCCTGGTCTGGTTGCTGCCCCTGAGTGTATGGATGGTGGCGGCTGGTTGGGGCAGGGCAAGGACGTTCCCGACGGATGGGAATGGCGGCACATGACCGACAGCGGTTGGTTGCAGAGCGTTCGCCCAACGTTCGGCGACGACATGCTCGTCCAGTGTCGTCCTCCGGTGCGTGTGCGTGACGTGGTGGAGGTGCCGTTGACCCGACTCGTCGGCCGCACCATCGAAGGCTGCGACGAGGCCGCGTTCAGGACCGACTCACCCCAACCGCCCCCAGGCGCGCCCAACTGGCGGTGGCGACCCGCTGGCGACGCCCTGTGGCGCCCCTTCCCCGCCGGTTCGTTGGATCTCGATACCGGTCGGGTGCGGGTGTACGCCGAAGGCGACGAGAAGTGAACGGCGAGCAGGTCCGCAGCTGGGACCACAGCCGCAAGGGCCGCATCCAAGGCATTGAGGTCGGCGGCGACGAGGAGTGGATGTACGTGCGCCTCGTTGGCGACCACACCCTTCGGTGGCTGTCCCAGGGCAACCGGCTGGTGGCTATCGAGCGCGGCGGGGAGCACGACGGCGAGGTCATGGTGCTGCGGCGCTCGTTCATGGCGGAGGTGTCTTCGTGACTGCTTCCGAGGTTGGGGCTGTCCCCGACGACGTGATCGAAGAAGTGGCGAACGACGACGGGTTCACCGTGGACCTGGTGTCGCTGATCCACGAGCACTGCGGCGGCACCGACGACAGCGACGACGAGCACCGGGACTGGGTGTGGTCGCTCGCCGCCGCATGCGCTCGGCTGGCGGCCCATGACGTGACCTCGGTGCCTTCGGTGGCTGAGGTGATCGCCCGAGACGCCAAGGTGCGAGAGATCGTGGGGCAGGCGAGGGCTACCTACAACTTCGAGACCGACGCGTGGGGACGCACTCACCTCGACGCGTACGACGCCATCGCTGCCCTGTACCCGGAGGCTGGGAAGTGACTGCCAGAAGTGCCCGAGACGTGGCCGACGAGCAGGCGACGGCCCTGACCAGGCTTGCCCGCATCGGGTGTTGCGATGACCGCCGCAAGCCGTGCGAGTACCACGCCGGATGGGGTGACGGCCTCGACAACTTCTGCCGCATGTTCTTCTCGTCGGAGCCGATCCAGTGATCCCCGCTGCCCGTCTCCGTTCTCTGGCTGCCATCTACGAGCAGCCACTCAACCGGGGCAAGACGTTCACGTTCACCGGCCGCGAGTTGGCCGCCATGTTGAAGGAGGAAGGGTGAGGGTCAAGGCGCTGTACGACCTCGAGGGGTCGGTGCGCTCCTGGCTCACCGACCTGGACATCACGATCCCCGACCCCAAGCCGTTCGGACTGCGAGACGGCGAGGTGGTCGACACCTGGGACGAGGACGACGACGACGTGTACGTCATCTACCCCGACACCCCGACCATCGACGACCTCGCCTCCGGCATCGCCTCGATGGCCCGTGACGCTGCCGAGACGTTCCCGGGTCGGCGCAACTGGCGGCGGTGGCGACTCACCGGGGCCGTCGCCACCCGGCTCTACGTGCTGGGCATCACCAGCAGCGGAGGCGGCACCGCGTGGTGCGGGCGCGACCCGATCGGTGGGCCGATCCACGACCTGCCCCGGCTGCGCTCCGTGTGGTCCGGTCGCCGCTGCTACATCCTCGGCCTGCCGCTGTGGTGGTGGGAGTGCCAGCGGCGCCAGGGCCTGCGACTGGCTGGCCGACACCGCCCTGCGCTTCCGTTCGCCTTCGGCGTGTGCGCCCGCTGCGTGCCGTGCCCGGACTGCGGCGCCGCCTACGACTGCGCCGACAACTGCCCGAGCTTGGTTCCTGCGAGCTCCGAGGACGGCACCCGGTGACCGCCCTCATCCTCGGTGTCGACCCGGGCCGCAAGGGTGCCCTCGCCCTCATCGACCCCGACGGGACCCTGATCGACGTCGTGGACATGCCCGACGCCACCGGGGCAGACCGGTGAGCGCCGCCGAGTGGACGAGGGTCTACGTAGACCGCAGTCGGGGCCGCACGTGGGTCGTCTGGCACAACGTCGGCGACCACCGCCCGTGCGACCCGGTGCCGTGCAAGGGCCGACAGGGCGTGTTCGCGCTGCCCGACGACGTGGCCGCCATGTTGAAGGAGGAAGGGTGAGCCTGTCCGGTCACCAACGCGGCTACCGCGGGATCTCCGACGTGTGGCTGACGCCGCCGCACATCATCGAGGCGGTCGGACCCTTCGATCTCGATCCGTGCGCCGCCCCTGAGCCGCGCCCGTGGCCCACCGCCGCCCACCACATCACCCTGCCCAACGACGGCCTTGCCGCCGAATGGTCCGGGTTCGTGTGGTGCAACCCGCCCTTCGGCCCCGACGCCGAGGTGTGGCTGCGGAAGATGGCCGACCACGGCAACGGCATCGCCCTGGTGCCCGCCCGCACCGAGACGCGGTGGTTCGTGGAGACCGTGTGGAAGCCCGCCGACGCCGTGTTGTTCCTCCACGGACGACCCCACTTCCACCACCCCGACGGAACCCGAGGGAAGGCCAACAGCGGCGCCCCGATCTGCCTCGTCGCCTACGGCAAGACCGCCGCCATGCGCCTGATCGACGCCGATCTGCCGGGTAGCTACTGCCCCGGCTGGCTTCTCCCGAGCGAGGCATCGTGACCGCGTTGATCCTCGGCGTCGACCCGGGCCGCAAGGGCGCCCTCGCCCTCATCGACCCCGACGGCGTCCTCGTCGACGTCGTCGACATGCCCGACGCCACCGGCTCCGCCCTCGGCGCCCACCTGGCCGACTTCCTTGACGACTTCGCCCCGCACACCATCGGCTGCGCGTGGGTCGAGAAGGTCCACGCCATGCCCGGCAACGGGTCGGTGTCGATGTTCAACTTCGGGGCCAACTACGGCGGCATCTGCACGCTGCTCGGCGGCCTGCGCATCCGCACCGAGCTCGTGCCGGCGAACCGGTGGAAGAAGGCCATGGGGGTGACCGCGGACAAGCGGTCGTCTCGTGATCTCGCTGCTGCCCGCTGGCCCGAGCACGCTGCCCGGTTCGCTCGGGTGCGCGACGACGGGCGTGCCGAGGCGGCGCTGATCGCCGAGTACGGACGGAGGTGCGGGACGTGACCACCCCGTACTACTCCGACGAGTACGTGACCCTGTACCACGGGGACTGCCGGGAGATCGACCTGCCTGCGGTTGACCTAGTGCTCACCGACCCGCCCTATGGCGTCTCCTACGTGTCAAACAGCGGTGTCGGTCAAGGGACAAGGCCGATCACCAACGACGGGGCGCGGCTGGCTCTCCGTCTCCAGCGGAGCCTTCTGCCGAAGCTGGAGGCCACGCACGTCTTGTGGTTCACGCGCTGGGATGCCTGGCCCGACGTCTGGGTTGACTTGGGCCAGTGGTTCAGGATGCGCGGCCTTCTCGTGTGGGACAAGGGGAATCCCGGCATGGGCGACCTCAAGCACTGGGGTCCGTCGTACGAGCTGATCGCGTCCGCTGGTGAGGGGAAGACCATCGGGGGCCGCGACCAGAGCGTGCTCCGTTTCAAGACGGTTCCCTCGGCCAATCGCCACCACCCCACCGAGAAGCCCATTGACCTGCTGACGTACTTGATCTCCAAGATGGCGCCGACGACCGTGCTTGATCCCTTCGCTGGTTCTGGCGCCACCCTGTTGGCAGCCAGGAGTCTCGGCGTGCGGGCCACAGGCGTGGAGTTGGACGAGCGGTACTGCGAGATCGCCGCAAAACGGCTCGCCCAAGGCGGGCTCGACTTCGGAGGCGTGGCGTGATCCCGCCGCCGCCCGGCCAGCAGGCCACCACCGGACGAGAGATAGCCCTCATCGACCGCGTGTTCCCACCGTCTGAGTGTGACGACTGGCGCGGGGACGTGTGGGTGGACGTGTTCTTCGGTCGCCGCCGCACCATCGACGCCATCGACGAGGCCGCATCGTGACCGCGCCCGTGATGGCCGCAGGCACCTGGGCCAACAACGCCGAGCTGATCCGCGACGCCGTCGTCCCTCTCGGCTACCTGCGCGGCGAGGTGGAACGGTGAGCGGCGCGGCGCTGGTGCGCTCCGACGCCACGGCCATCCCGTTGGGCGACGAGACCGTGGACGCCATCATCACGAGCCCGCCCTACTTCGCCCTCAGGAGCTACCAGGACGGTGGCGAGCACTACGACGGGCAGATCGGCTCCGAGGCCACGCCGAGCGCGTTCCTGGAGGCGCTGTGGGCGGTGACGGCTGAGTGCTGGCGGGTGCTCAAGCCCACCGGGTCGTTGTTCGTGAACCTGGGCGACAAGTACGCCGGGAGCGGCGGCCACAACAATGCGGGTCTCGCCAAGCCGCACACGGGCAGCATCACGTTCGCCAGCCAGGAGCGCAACGCCGCCAGCCGGCCTACTCGCCGCTCGGCCCCTGACCGCTACAACCAGGCGTCCGACGGCATCCGTGCCAAGTCGCTGATGGGGTTGCCGTGGCGGTACGCCATCGGCTGCATCGACGGGCAAGCCGACCCCGACGGCAAGGGCTGGGTGCTGCGGTCGGAGATCGTGTGGTCGAAGCCGAACGGGATGCCCGAAAGCGTGACGGACCGGGTGCGCCGCTCGCACGAGCAGTGGTTCCACTTCACGAAGAACGGCACCTACTACGCCAACGTCGACGAAGTGCGAGAGCCGCACACGGGGGACGCCTCGGGCCTGGCGGCCACGTTCTGCCGCCCCAACCCGTCGAGCGACCTCGTACCCGGCCAGGCCGCAACACAGCAGCGCTCCGACCGTCCCGACGTCCCCGCCGCTCACCCGCTCGGCAAGGTGCCCGGCTCCGTGTGGACCGTCCCCACGCAACCGCTGATCGTGCCCGACTGGCTCGACGTCGACCACTTCGCAGCGTTCCCGACCGAGTGGCCGCGGCGGCTCATCCTCGGATGGACGCCACCGGGGATCTGCGTGGAGTGCGGGGATGGGCGGCGGGCGGTGACCGAGCACTCCGACGAGTACCGGGAGTTCCGACGCAACGCTGGCGACTGGAACCAGAAGGCCAAGGTCCACGGCCGCGACACCACCGGCAACCAACCGAGCGCAGCGTCCGCCGTTCCACCAGCCACCAAGACCATCACCGGGCACGCCTGCGCATGCGACAAGCCGACCGCGCCCACCACCCCGGCCGTCGTCCTCGATCCTTTCGGGGGAACGGGAACCGTTGCCCTCGTGGCCCGCGCCCTCGGCCGCTACGGCGTCTCCTGCGACCTCTCAGCCGACTACCAGCGGCTCGCCCGCTGGCGCATCTGGCAGTCCGGTCAGGCCGCCCGTGTCGCCGCCAAGACCGACGGTGAACGTCAGCTCTCCATGTTCCAGGAGGTCGCCGCCGCCCCGTGAGCACCGACGCCCCGCCCTACGACTACGCCCCCGAGCTCGAACCCGCCGACGTCCTCGACGCCCAGGCCCTCGCCGAGGGCTACGACGCCCCGCGCCCGCGCCTCGCCGCCGTGCCCGACCGGATCCCGCTCTACGACACCGGCGCCGAAGCCGCCCTCCTCGGCGCCTGCCTGCGCGGCACCACCACCGCCCTCGACCAGCTCGCCACCCTCGGCCCCGACGTGTTCGGCGACCCCGCCAACGCCCACGTCGCCGCCGCTCTCATTGCCCTCCACGCCGAGGGGCCCGTCGACCACCAGGCCGTCGCGAGCCACCTCCACCGCCACGGCCTCACCGACCTGGCCGGCGGCCCGAACCGGCTCATCGAGCTCCTCGCCGACGGCGCGCCCGGCTCCACCGCGGCCCGCCACGCCGGCACCATCCGCGACCTCGCCCACCTCCGACTCCTCGGCACCATCGGCACCGAGATCACCGCCCTGGCCACCAGCCCCGGCGCAGACCCCGCCGCCGCCGCCCAGGCCGCCCAGGAGCTCCTCGACCGGGTCCACGACGCCGCCAGCGCGGATGGCACCCTCACCGCCGTCACCGACCTCCTCGAGGACTACCTCACCGAGCTCGAAGAGCGGTTCGAGCACGGCGCGGTCGGCATCACCGCCGACCTGCCCAACCTCGACACACTCACCGGCGGGTTCCGCCCCGGCACCCTCACCACCATCGCCGGGCGCCCCGGCACCGGCAAGAGCGACATCGGCGCCCACATCGCCCGCAAGGCCGCCACCCAGGCCCCCGTGGTGTTCGTCTCCGTCGAGATGGGCCACCAGGAGGTCATGCACCGCCTCGTCGCCGCCGAGACCGGCATCGACTCCACCGCCCTCCAGAACGGCAACCTCAGCCCCAGCCAGTGGGAGCGGATCGGCCCCGGCCTCGGCGCCATCGGCGAGCTCCCCATCTCGATCGACGACGACCCGTCGGCCACCGTCGCCAGCATCCGGGCCGCCCAGCGCCGCAGCGGCGCCCGGCTCGTCATCGTGGACTACCTCCAGATCGTCAGCGGCCCCAAGGCCGAGTCCCGCCAGCTCGAGGTGACCAACCTCGTGCGCGGCCTCAAGCGCATGGCCCGCCAGCTCGACGTCCCCGTCATCGCCCTCGCCCAGCTCAACCGCGGCCTGGAGAACCGGGCCGACAAGCGCCCCACCCTCTCCGACCTGCGCGAGTCGGGCGCGATCGAGCAGGAGAGCGACCTCGTCATCGGGCTCTACCGAGACGAGCAGCACCACCCCGACACCAAGGACAAGGGCGTGATGGAGGCCCTCGTCCTCAAGAACCGCCATGGCGCCACCGGCAAGGCCCGGCTCGCCTACGACCCCGCCATCAAGCGCATCTACTCGCTCGCCGACTGAAGGAACTGCTCATGCCCTGGGTGAAGCTCGACGACGGGTTCTTCTCGAACCCGAAGGTGATCCAGGCCCCACCCCACGCCCGCCTGCTCTACGTGGCCGGCCTCTGCCACTGCGCCAGCGGGCTCACCGACGGCCGCATCACCAAGGCGGCCATGCCGCTGCTCAACGCCCAGACCGGCGCCACCGCCAAGATGGCGAAGGAGCTGGTGCGGATCGGGCTGTGGCACGACCAGGGCGACCACTTCGAGGTCCACGACTGGAGCCTGTTCAACCAGACCGCCGCCGACATCTCCGAGCGGCGCGAGGCCGAGCGGCGCAAGAAGGCCCGCCAGCGTGCTGCCGGCACCAAGGCGGTCGAGAAGGGGGAGGGCGGCCGGTTCGTGTCCCGGGGGGACAACCAGGGGGACAGCAGCCGGGACTCCCCAGGGGACACCCGCGGGGAGTCCCCCGCTACCCGACCCGACCCGACCTTCTCTACTTCATCCTCAAACAACTCCAGTGGGGTGGAGCCCGCCGTGGACGGCGCCGGAGCGCCGCCCGAGGAGGATCACCCACGAACCCCTGAACGAACCGCCACCCTCGCCATCGAGCACATGGCCCGGTGCGACCTGCGCACCGCCGAAGCCGCCGGCACCCCGATCCGCCAGCCCGACCGCTGGCTCACCAAGGCCACCGAGACCCGACGAGCAGCCCACCACCACGACCTCGTCCAGGCCGCCACCGAGCGCCCGAACGCCGACCCCGTGACCCTCGCCGAGGAGATCGACCCGGCCTGCGGACCCGACGACGGCGGGCTCGCCCGGGCCAAGGCCGAGGCCGCCAAGAGCGCCCGGGCCGCCGAGGACCAGGCCGCCCGCCGAGCCGAGAACGCCGCATGGCGGGAGCAGGCCAACGCCATCCTCGAGGGCCTGGACACCGACGACTTCACCGCCCTCGCCGACCAGGCCCGGGAGACCAACCCGACCCTGCTGCGCCACGAGATGCGCCGCCTCGCCATGGAGCACCACGCACCCCAGGAGACCGCCGCCCCGTGAGCGCAGACCGCCGAGCAGCCGCCGTCGCCGAGACCATCAAGGCCCTCGGCTGGTGCGTCACCATCCCGCACACCATCGACCAGGTGATCGGCATCTACGCCGAGCGCACCCGCACCACCGCCCGCCCCATGCGCCACGGCATGACCAACGACGAGATCCTCGCCAGCATCACCGGACACGGCGGTGGCAGCACCAGCGGCCACAGCGACCCCACCGCCCGGGCCGCGCTCTGGGGCGAGCCCGAGGCCGTCGACGACGACGAGACCGTGGCCACCATCCGCCACGCCGTCGACCTCTGCCACCGCAGCGCCGCCGAGATCGCCGGCATCTGCGGCACCACGACCCCGGCCCCCGCCGACCCGACGCTCACCACCACGGTGGCGACCACGATCAGCACCGTGCACCGCTGGGCCCCGCAGCTCGAGCCCATCGCCGCCGAGCTCCACGGCGACGACCTGGCCCACCTCGACCAGCTGGTGCGCACCGACCTGGCCGAGACCGCCACGTTGCTCCACGACAAGGCCTACGGCATCTGGGACATGACCCGGGGCGAGCAGCTCCAGGTCGCCATGCAGCGCACCATCGTCGCCTGCCGGGTGCACGAGCGGTGGGTGAAGAACCCGCCCAACGCCGTCGGGCCGAAGGACCTCTGCGCCCGCTGCACCAAGTTCCAGGAGCGCCACCGCTGCGAGCCCACCGAGCCCATCGTCCGCCGCTGGGAGTACGGCGCCGAGGCCACGCCCGGCCAGATCCTCGAGGCGAAGGCCGCCGGCCGGAAGGCCAAGCGCAAGGCCGGGTGACAGGGGATGCTTGATCGAAACGCTCTGACCACGTACGTTGTCCCACATCGCTTCGATCGGGGATCTACGCCCCGAGCCACCACAGCCCCGAGCCACACGGCCGGGGCTGTTGTCGTTCCGGGGGTGACCATGTGGCGCTGGATCCTCGACCGCATCGTGCCGCCCACCGCCGTCGCACTGCCGTGACCCGCACCAAGGTCTGCGCCCAACCCGGCTGCCCTGAGCTCACCACCACAAGCCGATGCCCAGCCCACGCACCCAAGCCGTGGGCCAACGCCGAACAACGCAGACCCAACGTCCCTAGAGGCCGAGCACTCCAAGCCCGCAACACCCGCATCCTCAAACGAGACCACGGCATCTGCCACGTCTGCGGACTCCCCGGCGCCAACAAGGTCGATCACGTGACCCCACAAGCCGAAGGCGGCACCGAGGACGACACCAACCTCGCCGCCATCCACGCCACGCCCTGCCACGACACCAAGACCAGAGCCGAGGCACTGCGAGGGCGACAACGCAACAACTAGATGAGCCGGGCGCAGTCGCTGCTGCCCCGGCTCGTGGACGGAACCCCAGGAGGTCCCGACATGGCCGATCGTACCTGCCGTGGGTGTGGTGTCGTCATCACACCACACCCGCGAGAGCGCAACCCGAAGGTGTGGTGCTCGCCGGGGTGCCGGTCGGCCAGCAGGCGGACCAAGCCGACGGCGAGGCCCTGCGCACACTGCGGCTCCATATTCATTGGGGAGCGCCCGTACTCCAAGTACTGCTCGGACTTGTGCGGCTATCGGCACCGCTACCACCAGAGGCGCACCAGCACGCCGACTCGGCCGCCAAGGCAATGTAAAGGCTGCGGCTGTCAGATCGTCCCGCATGAGCGGGAACGCAACCCGAGGCTGTGGTGCTCTGCCGCCTGTCACGCCAAGTACCAGAGGCGCAACGCGTCCGATGGGCGCCGACAGGCAGAGCGAGAGCGCAACCGAATCCGCTCACGCAATAAGCGCATGTCGCCCCGGATGGTTGAGGCGAGGCGCAAACTCCGACGGGCAGCACGAGGCACGTCGGGCAAGAACTCAACATGGGCGATGGGTCACTGCGATGGATGCGGCGCCGCCTTCACCCGCATGGCAAACGGATCCATCCCACGCTTCTGTTCCGAAAAGTGCAAACGCCGAGCAATCCACGAAAGGCGCAGAGCACGAGAGCGCGACGCCTACGTCGAGGACGTGAACCGGACGGCCATCTTCGAGCGCGACGGCTGGCGGTGCCAGCTCTGCCACAAGAAGGTCGACGGCTCCCTGCCTGCCGATCACATGATGAGCGCCACGCTCGACCACATCATCCCGCTCGCCAGCGGTGGACTCCACGAGGCAGCCAACTGCCAACTAGCCCACCGCATCTGCAACTCCACCAAGAGCGACAGGCCCTGGGGGGAGCAGCTTCGCCTCGTGGGGTGATGGAGGGCGGGCAGACCCCCCTCCCGCCCGCACGATTGGAACT